CTATAGTATTTTCCATGACAGAGCCAGTCAATTCAGACAAGAACACGATTAGAGTTCTAGAGTCTATGATTAATTTTAGCAGTGTTGACCTGATAATTACTCATTGGAAGGAAGACTGGCACCAGGAGCACCGAGCATGTTACGAAATAGGAAACAGTCTCGCCAGGAACCAGCCCATGGACCTTTGGTATATGTCATCCCACCCTTATAACCTGAAGTATAAAGAATTTAGCCCAGATCTCTACATAGACATTGATACTCAACAATACGTTATCAAGCTTGAAGCTATGGAGGCGTACAAGAACTTGTCAGATAGTTGGACTAGGGGAGTTATAAACCACGACATGTGGAGAGGTGCATACCTCAAATCACAATATGCAGAAGTATTTTCTGTGGGGAATCAGGTAATCAAATGATAATTATGGGCGTGAACTTATCACATGACGGAAGTGTCTGTGTTTTAGATAAGGGCAAGGTTGTCTTCTACCAAGAAGAAGAGAGAATCACTCACGAGAAGCATACCACTGGGGTAATTCATAGCTTCGTAGCTGGTATGAAGTTTAACCCTACCCACGTCGTCTTTACCGCTGCAACACCGTATGAGATAAATGTAAAAGACCTTTTTGTAAGCTTAATGGGAGCACATGGCAAGCTTAATCACTTTGAGGACTATGTCATGCCAGAGATTCACTTCATGAGAGATCACCACTTAGCCCACGCAGCAGCAGCCTTCTACAACTCAGGGTTCGACGAGGCCTCAGTTTTGGTTGTGGACGGTGCTGGCCAAGCCTTTATCGATGATGAATACCTATATAGAGAGACAGAGACTATCTTCTCTGCAAAATATAACAACTTTGACGTAAAGCTAAAAAAAGTAATCAAGCAGCATACCCTACTCAACTACCAGCAGCTTTCTGGAGAGCTGGCAGACAAGACCTACCTTTCTCCATGTGCTAGCCCATTGCCTATTGAGTATGAAGTCAAGGTCCACGACGCAGATATGAGCATTGGCAAAATGTTTAGTAAGGCTGGTATTGATATCTTTGGAGACTATCACCAAGCAGGCAAGGTCATGGGTCTATCGGCATACGGGGTAGACCAGAAGGAGGATCCAAGAGCTTTTATAGAAGACGATGCTAACCCAGAAATATTTACACATGGGATGTCTAACGAGGACCTGGCTTTTAGGATTCAGAACGACTCTCTAATCCCCATAGTTAACTTAGTTAGAGAAGCATTAGATAACTCAAAACACGATAACGTTTGCCTCTCTGGAGGATACTTCCTTAACTGTGTGAATAACTACAAGCTGGTAAAGCTATTCCCTCATGCAAACTTTTACATAGAGCCTAACTCCTCAGACGCAGGAACTGCCTTGGGGGCAGCAAAGTATTGGTGGCACATGCTTAGCGGAGACCACGATATAAGGGAGCTTGAGACCCTATACCTTAGTGGCCCAGCCGACCACAGATTTGATTCGAGAGACATAAGAGACATCGTACAGGCTTCGCCCAAAGACGTGGCAAAGCTTCTTTCCGAGAGAAACGTTGTCGCCATATATCAGGGCAAAGCAGAAGCTGGACCAAGGGCCCTCGGCAATAGGTCAATACTTTATGACCCAAGAGACAGAGATGCAAGAGATGTTCTCAACATGATCAAGAAGCGTGAGAGCTTTAGGCCTTTTGGAGGCACTGTGCTTGAAGAGAAGGCACGTCAGTGGTTTGACATGTACACACTAAAGTCTAGCCCCTATATGCTGTATGCTGTTGACTCCCAGGACGGAACCGCAGCACTTATCCCAGGGTTAATGCACAACGACGGAACTTCTAGGATACAGACCCTTAATGAGAGTCAGAACCCGAACTATCATGCTTTAATCAGTGAGTTTGACAACCTTACGGGTGTTCCTATGATCTTAAATACATCGTTTAACCTAGCTGGAGACACTCTGGTTCAAACGATGGACGATGCTATAAGAACATGTCTTCAGTCTGGGATCCCATACCTTTATTGTCCAGAGATCGAATCAATAATTACGTTTTAATGTTACCAAAATGTAATAAAAAACCTTAGTTTTATAGCAAACAACAACTATAATAGAACATTACTTAAGAAGGAGCCCCAAAGCATGACCACAGTTTACACATTACCATCCTGCGTCCAGTGTGATGCAACAAAACGATTTCTAACAAAGAATGGCCTACCATATGATACAGTGGATCTCAGCACTGATTCTAAGGCCTATGAGTACATAAAGGGGTTGGGCTTTAGTGCAGCTCCTGTTGTCGTAACCAGTCAGGATTCCTGGTCAGGCTTCCAGCCAGATAGACTTTCCATGATTGCTGCTTGACAGCAAGTAAGCTTTAAGATATAATAGAAACCTTACACAAATAACCTTAACGAGAGACTAAGATTAATGAATATATTTACTGATAGCCACGATGACCATGGTGAGCATGCAGAACACGTAGAGATCGCAGAGCATGTAGAGCATAGTGGAGTCGATGGTCTCCTAGAGGTGATGTTTGGCTTTGAGCATGTTGTTGCAGAGTTTTTCTGGAATGGTATCTTCGTAGCCCTAACTTTCTTTATTACAAGAGGATTTGCTTTGCGTAAAGCGCACAAGTACATTGACACTAAGCACGGCATAGAGCACGATGAAGGGTACTAAATGTTAAGACCATTAGAGGATAAAGTAATTGTAGAGCCGATTGTAGAAGCAGAAGTAGCTTCTTCATCAGGACTTATTTTAACTAATACAAGCAAGGATTCTCCAACCGAGGGAATCGTAATAGCAGTTGGACCAGGTACTGTATTCAGCGATGGCTCAAGGCTTGACCTTGACCTGAAGGTAGGAGACAAAGTAGCTTACTCAAAGTTTGCTGGTACTGAGGTAGAACATGATCGTAAGACATATACGATCCTCCCATACAGAGAAATCTATGCGGTGTTAGGATAATTAATGACTACATATATTAGAACCATGCCAGAACCGATAAAGGTGTTAGACGAGGGATACTTGCGTCTTGTAGATGTGCTAGGAGATGATCTGGCTACGGTAAACGCAGCAAGAGTTTCTTATGACAAGGAAGCTGCAGAGTGGTCAGACAAAGAAGCTAGGCTAATTAAGTTCTTATTGCGTGAGGGTCACACATCTCCGTTTAGACACGCAGCATTAACCTTTGAGGTCTATGCTCCACTATTTGTTGCTAGGCAATGGTGGAAGTACGCAGTAGCCTCTAGTCATATTGACGACCAGAATGGTTGGAATGAGTCCTCTAGGCGTTACATTACAGAAGAAGAAAAGTTCTATATTCCTCTACCTAATGAGTGGAGGAGTAAGCCAGAGAATAGTAAGCAGGGCTCTGGTGAGCCCCTAGACATTGAGTTAGGGCAAAAGTACTTCGATCGTCTATGCGAGACCGTTGTAAGCGGAACAGAGGCGTATCACGATGCCATGAATGATGGTGTAGCTCCAGAGATTGCCCGATTGTTTCTTCCAGCTTATGGTATGTACGTTAGATGGCGTTGGACGGTGTCTCTACAGGGAGTTTTAACATTCCTTGACCAGAGAATGCCTAACGACGCTCAATGGGAAATCCAAAAGTATGCCCAAGCTGTTCTAGACTTGACCAGGGATGCATTTCCTGAAACAATTGGAGCACTTTATGAATAAGATAGATCAAGAGGGATAGGTTGACTGTAGTTGCGATCATAGGACTTGGTTACGTTGGGCAAGCACTGGCGAACCGTGTGTCAAAAGTCAAAGGGTTTAGTGTTATAGGTGTAGAAAAGAGCAAAAGTGTTCTACTACCTATGATGTCAGATGGCCTTGGGTACTCCGTTACCTCAGACATCAATGGTGCAAGGACCGCTGACGTCTTTGTCGTATGTGTGGCTACTCCATTATCTGGAGAAGACTACGTAGCCAAAGCAGCGCAGGAGATAGCTTCTGTAGCAAAAGAGGGGGCTCTAGCTATCCTAGAGTCCACGGTAGGAATAGGGGTAACCGAAAAGATCTTCTTCCCACCACTAACTAAAGCAGGAGTCTTAGTAGCCTATTCACCAGAACGAATTGATCCAGGCTCTGAGAAGTATAACATTAGTAATACTACTAAGGTTGTATCAGGAGCTACGCCTTTAGCCTTAAAAGCAGCTATGGCTTTCTATACTAAGTTTATTAAGAAAGTTGTTAGCACCAGCGACGTAAGAGTTGCCGAAGCAGCAAAACTTCTGGAAAATTCTTACAGGCTTCTTAATGTATCTTTTATCAATGAGTTTGCTAGGTCTTGCCTTGCTGCTGGGATAGATTCAAGTGAAGTCATTCAGTTGGCAAGTACCAAGGAGTTTGGATTTCAAGCATTCTATCCTAGTGCTGGCGCTGGTGGCCACTGCATCCCAGTTGATCCTGAGTTCTTGTCTAACTATATGAGGGAACTTGGAGTACCAATTACTCTTCTCGAAACAGCCATAGAGATTAATGACTCAATGCCTAATGAGATTGTAGATGATCTTAATAAGAAGTTCAACGGACTACAGGATAAGAAGATCTTAATTGTAGGTATGTCATATAAGGCTAATACTGATGACACCAGGAACTCTTCAGGTAGTCAGATATATAACCTAATGAAGCACCTTGGGTATGATGTCAAGTGGCATGACGAAGTAGTTAAGACTTACGGAACAACTAAGTCTGTAAAGCCATCTAACAGCTTTGATGTAGTCCTTGTGACTGTGAGGCATGAAGAGCTGCACCTATCTATGATTAGTGAGTCTAAGATAGTTTCTTATGCGTAATGGTCTTCTATAAAATCAGTTACAACCCATGGCTCATGCTCAAAGCAAGCCTCAACAAGAACCTCAAGGTCTGCTCCTAGCTGTCCTGGAAGGCTGTGACCGTAATCTTCCCCAAAGTCAAAGATAAATACATTGTCCTGTATCGGGAAGTTGGCAATTTGAACCATGTCTTCTTCATCACTACTGGCAAAGATGTAGTAGTTCGTCTCCTCCTGAAAGTATCCCTCCAGGCTAGGTACTTTCCATTCGCTAATGCTCTTGGTGTAGAGAGCTAGGAGATAGCTATTATCCTGCAAGAATTCTGGCATAATACTATACTGCGGTGTGACAGCTACTACAGAATGGATCTTAAAATACTTTGAAAGAACGGTAGCTAAGAATCCACCCATACAAAACCCAATAGCTCTGACATCCTTATCTACCAGATGTGGAGACAAAGTATCTATGATCAAGTTCCAGTCAAGCCTATTGCCATAAGAGCTAGTCTTATCAATTAGGAACACTGCCTTGCCATCCTTGGTAGAGGTTTTTACAAACTCTTCCTTAGAGAATTCTTCCCCAATCCTGGGGGTGCTAGAGATAGAGACAGTGACGACTTCGGTGTCTCCATCTATCATGCTTATTCTACAGAAGTCATCCTCGAATAAAGTTATAATTTCTTTCTTTAATTCCATGACTTTATTATAACAGAATACTTGACATGGTATAATTGTTACATGATTAAAGATTACGGTAATGGAATAGTTAACACCCTGGACTTCGTATCATACGAGGACTCCATGGAGATCAGTGCCTGGATAGATACTAATATAGATAACTTCTTAATCTATGAATTTCAAAACAATCCAGACAGGCATGCTATTAGATTTGGTAAAGATCAAATATTCTGGGATACGTCTCCTCACGACATACGTGGGGTAGAGGATATCGA